GGGTTCCGACTCTTTCTGAGTTGGTGCCTGCAGCAGATCTTCGGGCTTGGCTTTTGGGTCAGGATCGGGCAGGCCGACTTTGTCGCGGATGACGGATTGTTCGACTTTTAGCCCCAATGGCACCAACTCTTTAACCGCGTTGACCAGGGCCGTGATGTTTTCTGCAGGGATCTCCCGCAGCTGCACTTCTGGGTAGTTTTCCTGGGGACCGAAGTTCAGATCGATAAACGGCTTAACCAGGTCCCGATTTATGGTTTCTTCAAGCTGCTCGGCATCGTCATCGCGAATATCGTCTCGGACTTCGGATTGCAGTTTTTCATCGCCAAGCTTACCTGGCGTGCCACTGCTTGATGCTGTCTGGCCAAGGACACCTTTACTGATCTGATCGTCAAGGTATTGGGCAAGTCGTTCAAAAAAGTCAGAGCTGCCGCCTTTATTCCCGGCCTCGACCAGGTCAATTTTCATTGATTCGGGGAACACGGCTGCGGCATCAATACCAAGGTTGGCGACGGCCATTTTGAGAACGTTGATTTCGTCTGCGTTGGCAGTGCTTCCGTACTTGCCCATGCGCAGCGGCATCCCAAAGACTTCAGCAAATGCCAGCCAATCTTTGATGGTGAACGCTTTGCACATATAGGCCCATGCTGCCAGCCGGGCCAGACCGCCGCGAATCGGGATGCCTGATTTCATGCGGTGAATATGGACAATATATTTGTACGGCGACAACTCGATGCCGTTGACCATGTCGGCTTCGTCACGCAGACGCAGCTGGCGGCGGCTTACTTGATCAAACTGGAAGAAACGTGGATCACGCCATTCATAGCGGTCAGGACGCCACTGTTTGCCGAAACTCCAGATCATTTCCGTCACGCTGTAGCCTTTACCCAGGGCGTCGAGGCAGTCTTTCAGCAGGGAGCGTGTCCCTGGACGGCGCAACAATGCGCGAACGGCGTCGGCGAGTTCTTTGTCTTTGGCATCGTCGCTATAGCTTTCAACAGTGAGCGGCAACCTGGCGACGGCCAACTTACGCTTACTCAGCTCTGCGCCGTAATGCAGATCACGCTCCTCCATTTCTTCAGCCAGGGTCAGGTAAGCATTGTGATCGCCGTCGGCAGCATCCCGCAGCAAACCTGCAAGGCGCATGGGTGTCAGGCCGCTGGCAACGGTTTCATTCCAAAGGGTACGCACGCCGGTAAGTGTCGGGGCGGCTTGCTCTCTGGTCAGCTCCTGGACAATAATGCGGCGGCCCTGGGCGTCTACCAGTCCTGTGTCACGTTCTGCCATCTACCAGATTCCTTTTCCTGCGCCGAGGCCAGCGGTGACGCGGACTGGGCGGTATTCGTTGTCGTTGTTGCGGTTACTGACTGATTCATAGGCATACTGGGATACTTCTTGCCTGCTACGGTAATCGGCCAGCAGCCCGGCTATGGCACTGTCACCATGGCGGTGACCTTTTTTGTCTGTCTTTCCTTGAGGGACACGCGGCACACCACGAACCAGGCGCACGGCGCGATGATCTTCCAGGATGTCGTCATGACGGATAATCGTTGTGGTGCGATCCTCAAACCCGGCCTTGTATTTCGGGAATTCTTCTCGGTAGAACTGCTCTGTAAAATGGATCTCATCCACCATGAATTCGCCCCAGGTGTCTCTGGCCTCTTCAGCACAAAACCCGCCATTACCTCCGGCGTCTATTGCGCAGCCGCCGAACCGGGGCAAGCCGTTGCCGAGAGCCTTCATCACCTGGGCCTGTTGGCGATAAGGAACGTTGTGCAGTTCAACCACGAACGGCCAGCGTTTCCGGGTGTTGGCTTCAATGACCAAGGGCACCATGTCGGTCATGTCGCCACTGCGGGCGAAGTCCATCCCGAAGACATGGCGACGCATTTGGTCGAGGTTGACCAATTGCGGCGTCAAAACGTCTTTGATCCAGTCGGCTATTTCAGCGGCACGGACCGGTTCCGGGGCCATGTTGAACGACCGGGTGCCATCAAAGCGCAGCAGTGCGCCGTCAGCCATATTGACTTCAACCAATTGACGAGGCAGATAGTTGCCACCACCGAACGATGGAATGGCGAAAAGCTCTTCGTCTTCGTTGGGGCGATAACGCTTGATCAGTGATTCACGCCATTCCGCCTCAGCCTCTTCGCTCCATTCCTGTCCAGTGACTTCACATATCCGCTTGAACAGGCCGTCATCCAGAGCGTCGTCAAGAGTGACGCGGTGGATGGAGTAATCATTTTTCCCGGCGCGGGCATCCTGAATCACTGCGTTAAACGGGTTTTCATCACCGTTGTGGGTACTGAGGATATGAACGTGTCCACCCCACATGGTCATGGCTAATGCGGCTTTAAGCAGTTCTTCCAGATCATCAACGAATGCCGCTTCGTCTATGATCAGCCGTTCTCTCGGACGACCCTTGCTGCGCAGGTTGCGCGGGTTTGAGCTGAACGTTTTGATGCTGTAACCGCTGTCAAACTTGATGTCATAGACGTGAATGTCGCGGCCATCGTCCCTGGTGAGAATCTGTTCGCCTATGCCGCTGGCTGCGGTATGAAATGCCTTGGCCCAGGTTGAGCAGTCCTGAATGAAGCCTGCTGTCATCTCTTTGTCATAGGAGATGTAGTAGACATTCGCGCCCCGATCAGCGTCCGATGCGTGCAATACAGCGTCAGCGGCTTCGCAGTACGAGAGACCGATACGACGGCTTTTCTCGATGATCTTGACCGGGGAATGGTCGTCGATCCAGCGTTGCTGATATGGCAGCAGAATGGCACTCATGCATTCAGTCCTTGCATAATGGCGGCACGTAACGAGTCGATAGTGGCCGCACTGGCTCCTTGGCGCTTGGCTTCGTCTTTGACGTTTTCAGCGGCTTCTCTCAATGCCTCTTCTCTCAGGCGTTGCCGTTCTTTCTCGGCCAGGCTGTCCCAGCGTTCAACGATGGCGCACAGCTTGGAGAGCGAATCCATGAGCTTGCTGTCGCGGGCTGACGGCTGTAATCCTTCGATGTAGTCCATCTGTTCGTCGAACATGGAGCGCAGGCGTTCGGCGCGGCCACGTTTGTTCTCGCGGGCGCGGTCCCATTCGTCGGAATCTTCGCCGGGCTTCTGGGTGCGCTTTTTCCAAACGCTCAGGGTTTGACGGCTGACGCCGATCCGCTCCTCTATTTCCGTGAGGCTCAGACCGTCGATGTACAGCCTCTTGGCCGTGGGTTCGAGTTTTGCGCGATCACCTTTTTCAGCCATTAGCCGAGTTCCTTCTCCAGCCGCTCAATCTGGCTATTGACAACGGCAAGATCAGCCCAGGCCTCCTGCAGTTCGTCCATTTGCTCAGCGGCCATGGGAATATCGAGGTTATCGACTAACACCACCATGGCGGTGTTAAGCACGGTACGCACGGCCTGGCAGTTGCCCTCAATGCGCAGGCGCAGCTTTTTACGTTTTTCAGCCAACTCGGCCAGCTGGCCCCTCATGGCGCTACGTTCTAAATTCATTCCGACCCCTGTTGTTTACGTGTTATCGGGCAAAAGAGATTGTTCTTGACTGCGTTAACCAAGTTGGTTTGCACCTGGGTGTTAAGGGTGATAATTCCAGTCAGATCACCGGCGAGCTTTTCATAGCCTTTGACAAGCAGCACGTTGTCTTCATACATCCGAACAACACGAGCCATGTCCGCGTCGTAACGCTTCATCATTTTGTCAAGGCGCTTCTGGTCGACGTACCAGATGACAAAAATCATCCCCGGAAGACCAAGAACGTTAATGACCAGCGTTATTGTTGAGATCGGCAAACCTTCGATCACGAATACCTCCGGGCTATGCTGACTTGAGGCCTTGGACGGCCGCTTCAATTGCTGCGTTGATCATGCTGGTTGTGACCGTAGTGCCAAGGGCGACGCCTTGAGACTTCAGATCATCAACAATCAGGTCATAGGCAGCCTGACGCTTATCACTTCCAGACCCATCGGCTAAACTCTGCGCTGTTGCTTTAACGGCCTTGGTTGCCGCATCGGCTAACACCGGCCCGGCGGCCGACATGAAAATGCTGACGAACGGTTTCAGAAAGCTCCAGGCAGAGGAGAAAAACAGCTTGAAACGACTCATGACGATTTCCTTTTCAGTTTTCTGGTGAGTTTCTTGATCCAGCGAACCAGGGCTAGATCCCAATCAAAGTGATAGGTTTTCTTGACCATCCAATCACGCTGTTTGAGCGGGTTACTGCTCATTGCCAGACGCCTGCACGGCTTTGGTCAGCTTGTCGCCTTTATGACCAATGCCGATAGCAACCAGGCCGCCACTGATAGTGGTCAGGGCTTGTTCCAATTCCATGGGCGGCAGTCCGGTATCGGGCCACAGCAGGCCGATCAGCCCGACAGCGCCGGAGAGGATCAGGCCAATACCGCCGATAATGGTTTTGTAGCCGTCGAGCTTTTGGGCGATCCATTTGAGGATGCGCAGGGCAATCCAGTTCTTCATGCGTCACCTTCCAATCTCTCCAGCCAGCCGGGCAGGAATGTCGGTTTGTTCTGGACGATAAAATGGTCGCAGGCTTCGGCTTTCATGGCTGCAAGGATCGCGTCTGGATAGGGACACAGAGCAATCACCTCCAGCGTGATGGGGCCGATAATGCCGTCAACCAATAGGGGTTTATTGTTGAGGACGCGGGCAATCTTCTGTCGCCAGCTGTTTCTTCGCTGCGCCGGGATATTCTGGCTGACAATACTGACTGCCCGCTGGAGGAACTTGGCGGCCCGCCGGGGCGATACAAGCACACCCAGGTCGAACACCTTGGTCGCCAGAGCATGGTTGGCAATACGATTAAAGCGTGGCCCTTTCCAAAAATCGCGGTAGTAAATCCGTGCGACATCGCTGGTGGTCAGGCTTTTTATGTCGAGGTTTGGGTAGCTGCGTTTACTGATTCCGCAGTTTGTTTCACCGCCAGGGTCAAGGGGGTGAATGACGTAGCCGCCTTCATGCTGCAACGTGAACGCTAATGCGGCCTGAAAAACCGGATTCTCCATAACCAACCATTCCTTTTGTTTGAAGTGGCGGGGAGCCGAAGCTCCCCGCGTGACAGGAAACAGCACAGGGGCAGGTTGCGCTGTATGGTCGGATCATAGGGGATATTTAGATAGGTGGCCTGCGGGTCTGTCTGGGTTTGACATAAGAAAAGCCCCTTACTCAAAAAAAAGAGTTAAGGGGCTGTTTGATGGGTATTTTTAAATAGGCCCGCCGGTCACCACCGACCCTGTGCCGGTGCGCTTCAGCAACGCTGGTTATGGCGGGCCATAGCTGTTAAAACAAATCCATCTGTCGTGGGTCGACGGCGTTTTGCCGCTGATAGGTTTGGTTCCGTTGCAGGTATTCAACCATGGCGCAATAGGCCACGCGCCGATTACCTTGAGTCATGTAACTATCCAGACAGGCTGGGGTACGCAATTTGCCGGTGAGTGGGTCAAACTCATGGGCTGCGGTCAAACGCCAGAAAGTGCGTTCACTGATGCCGAGAACCTCACGCACCTCGCCGGGGTGGTAGCTGGCCTTCCGTTTCACCCCGGCAACCCGCAGCATGCCGAGCAGTCGTTCTTCCGCAGCGCTAATGTTATCCATCACCACACTCCAGACGGTCAAACTGGCTACAGGCGCATTGCGGGCAGGTCAACAGGGTTGACTTGCCCCTTGCCATGGTGCGGGCGGAGCCGATCCACGAGCAGCGGCAGCAGCGCTGCGGCTGTTGGTCTAGTGCGATACGAGCGATGGTGCGCATCGGTATTCCTCCGGTTTGTGACGTTTGATATAACCCATGATCCGCTCATCGGCAAATTCCATCAGCCACCAATCTGGGCCGTACTGCTTTTTCATACCGTTTTCAAACAGTTTCTTCAGGGCTTCGATAGCTAAGTAGGCATCCTGACTGGTGCGCACTTTTCCGTCTTTCACTTTGGCGCGGCTGGCTAAAAACAGCTCCAGGCCGTTTTCAACCCGCCAGTCGATCAGCTCGGCGAGGATCTGAATCTTTTCGCGCTCCGCCGGGCTGGCCAGTGCAACCGTTTTGCCGCCGTGTTTGGTGGTGCGACGAGGCGGTTTGACACCGACACTGCGCCAGTCCGGGTTGACGGGTTTCAGTAGGAAGCCCTTTTTCTGCAAGATGTCGATCAGGCGATTGGCCTGGTGCAGGTCAAGCCGCGTTGAGCTTTTGACGCCAAATTCACCTATGAGCAGGTCGCGGTAACTGGCATCATCCATGCCGAGTTCCTTTTTCGCCAGCTGGATAATGCGGATTTGCTTATTCGTGATTCCCGGTGCTTTTCCCATAATTCCCCTCCGACATGTCTTTAAAAAACGCGGCCCCGGCTGCGCGATCATCATCGCTCAGACCTTCCGGCAAATTCTTACGATCCGGCCGCCTGGGCATATTTGCGAACAGATCTTTCGGTTCCGGCCAGCCGTCGAAGCTGTTGACCAGTTGCTCAAAGCCCTCGCGGATGCGCGGCTGATCGATGTCGCGGATGGTCTGGTTTTTCTTAACCAGGAACCGCTCAAACTCGGATGCCGTGTAGGCAATCGTGTCGGAGGCCGGGGCACCGCTGCGGCGCAGTACGATCAGCCGGGCCAGCCCGGCACCGATTTCCAATTTCAGCCAATCATCACCGGCCCATTCCTCCAGGGCGATAATCGCCTGGGTTCCCTTGCTCATGCCGGGACGGCGGCCTTTTTCCATGACGACCCGTTGCGGCTGGTCGACCGATACGGTATCCAGTACGCTCAACAGGTAGTTGTGGTTTTTAAACGGCTTGGCCGTGCCTTGCTGGCGCTTGGTATGAATCGCCTCAACGGTGTCCTGCAGGGCAATGGCCAGCCGATCTGGCTCAATGCCGAGGGCAACCACTTCATTGACCAGCTTGAGCGCCTTGGTATAGCTCAAATCGCGCTGCGCGGTGCGAAACAGGCCGAGGTATTGCACCAGGGGTCGAAATAGCGGCCCCTGCTCGGCCAACGCAATCAGCAGATCGCGCCCGGCATCGCTGGCGACAATGGCCTCCAGGCTGAAGGTGCAATGGCAGACGGGGCAGCGTAGTTTCATTGCAACCTCAACCGATCTTCTCCGTCCATTCCGGCATGGAGTTGGGCCTGATCACCGGCCTGCATACCGGCGAAAATTGATCCAACATCATCACGCCGGGCCTTCTTGTGCTTCCGGTCGATATCTTTTTGCAAGCTGTCACCATGGTTGGTTTCGATCCATTGTGTGATAGCGTCTTGTTGCTCGGGCTTCGGCGCTAATGCCACAACCTTACTGGCTGCCGTTCGTACCCAGGCACGGCAAAATGCATCTGCCCGGCGCACCTTTGTTGCCCGTTTGCAGCGTTTGAGCGTGGTCAAGTGGTGCTTTCTATCACGCTCCAGCTGACGGCGCAGCACGTCAAAAGCGTAGCTGGACAATTCGGCAGCGGTATCAATACCGATAAACTGCACCGAGGTGACCCAGCCGTAAAACCCGACGTATTCAGGCATCAAAATCATGTTGCAACCAAAGGCATCCGCGACCATCCGTGCCAGCCACTTGATGTGTGAGGCAGGATTTTTCACCTTGCCGACTAAGGCTTTCGCCTGTTTAACGTCAGACAGTCGCACATGAGTCATAGTGACATTATGCTTCTGCATCAACTCTTGAGCGCGTTGCAGGGCCAGTGCAGCCTCATGAACATTGCTTGACTGCGATAACGCCAACAGCTTTTTTATTTTTTCAACGTGTTCCTGGTTCATCTTCACCTCGTACTGATTCAACCCACACCACAACGCGGGGGCTGCGTTTCATAGCTTCGTATTGGCTGAGCGGCACTTTCACATCCATGCCGATATGGACAATGGCCTGGGACTGTTCACCAACCACGACCCGTTTCAGATCCATGATGCCAAGGCAGCGCTGTGGCCAGGTGATTTGCTGATTTTTTGACATTATTCTCTCCGCATGTGCATTCATCACTGTGCCACACTTGCCGTGCCGCACAATTTCTGCTGTGCCCGGTGGCAATCAATGCTGTCATTTCAGTCATTTCCAAATCGTATGGCCAGGCATCAACCATTGTATTTTTTGGCAAACTCGGCTTTGGCATCAAGACTGGCTTGGATCTGAATTGCTTCCGCGCGACCGAGCAGATAGCTGTTCCCGTCGATTTCTCTTTTCCACAACCAAATATTTGCCGGGTTATTACGGGTTGATAACCATCCCC